GTGCCGTCTGTCTTCGTATCTAGGCGTAATCTAGTGACGTGTAACGGGCTATCTTTTTGCAAAGGTAGTATCTACTAGCTCCATTGTTGTGCGTGCGTGTATGCGCCCCTATGCGTGTCATGTGCATGCGCCCATCATGTGTGTGCGAGTGTGTACGTGAGCGCAAGCGTGTATGTGCGTGCCTATGCCTGCGTGTGCATACGTGGGTACACGGGTACAGGTATCGGGTTTCCGTTGTGCGTTATGCGTGCGTATATATATATATAATCCCAAATCTCTGTACGTGCCACCCTTTTTTACCCACTTACAACATATATATTATATAGTATATATTATATATATATGTCGCAAAATGCTAAAATGCTACTTGGAAGCCCCGTAACTTATTGACTCATAGAATCTTAATGCTCGAGCATATGCTAATAGCAATGCTACGTGCATATGCTATATATGAATAGATATATGAATCTTATTAACATCTGTTATTTGAGTGGTATATTTTATTAGTTTTGGAGTATATTAATTTAATACAATTTATTATGTCAAACAAAGTAGACTTCACACAGGCTAAGCCATTAGAGCTAGACAAGAATGCTGAAGTAAAGAAGATGCAAGCTGCTGCGTTGATGCAGAAGCGTGCTGAAAGAAAAGCTTTACGTATTGATTGTTTACACTTGGTTGTTTCTGGCGGTTACGCTAATAACTCTAAGGAGGCTATCAAAGAAGCTAAAGAACTAGTAGCTTTCGTTACTAGTGAGTAATATTATTTTTCTTATTGGCGAGGCTGGTAGCGGTAAGGATACCGTTGCCAAGCTCCTTGCTGAGGATGGGTACAAAAGGATTGCTTTTGCTGATAAGCTTAAACAGGAATACTACTCTGACTTAGGAATAACTTACTGTGCTGAAGAGGAAGATAGAGACTTTAAGGAAAAGCATAGACAAGGTTTGATTGATTACGGTGAGGCTAAGAGAATATCCAAGGGTCTTAGCTACTGGATTAATAAAGCCTTTGATGATTACTGGGATGAGGGTCTATTTGTTTTAAAAGATAGCACACCCAACTTAGTAGTTACAGACGTTAGAAGATGTAGGGAGGTGGAATTTGTTTTGTCTATGAAACTTTTTTCTAACGCTAACGTATTTTTTTACCACGTTGATAGGTTGGTTTACGATAATGACGAGCTAACCATGAAAGCTTTAAGAGAGTCAGCAAAGACTAAGGGACTGCTAGACGGTGTAATAGATAATAACGGAACCCTTAAACAACTAAAAGAAGATGTTAGACAAATTAGTAGAAAGATTGAACGGGAATCTAGACGACACTCAGAGGGTGGAACTAATCGTCAGATTACTATCCACGATGTACTCGGAGAACTTGGACTTTGATTTTGGTCTTATGATTTCCATAGACCAAAGTATAAACGACAATTTGGATTTTGACGGGTATGTTTTCTGTACAGCAATGGAGGCTGCTAAGTTTTCGTCACTGCAAGATAAGTTATACGACCTTTACCTAGAGCATCACGGTGTAAATGGAGAAGGGTTAATAGATGAAGTTACTAAAATTATAAATAAAAATAAAGATGGAGAAGACAAGAGCTCTGATTCGCAAGATTACTAAAGGAGATTTTAAACAAGGACTGTCTTACGCTATAGGTCAGAAGATGAAAACTCCTGCTGGAGACATAGAGGTTGTTGATATTATTATTGACAGTCAGTGGCAAGAGACATACGGAAAGATTAGATACAACGTATATGTTGAGGTTGGAGGAATGATTAGAATATGGAAGTCATTCCCTGAGCACGATGTTACTTTAGAATATGATTTATCTATAGAGACCTATGCAAATTAAAGAGAAGTACGAAAACTTTACGCCAGTAGGCAACGAGATATATATTAGTTTAGAAAAAGAAACTAATGATACCATTACTGTTAATGGTCAGGAGCTTTTCCTGGATACAGCCTTCGAAAGAATGTGGCACGCTAGACAGTGGGGTGAGGTAAGATACTTTCCTAGAAGGTATAATAAAGAATCTGAGGATGGAATACAGCTAGTAAAGGGCGATAAGATATACTGCCATCACTTCTTAATAGATAATAGACAACCTCAAGACGTTATGGGTGAGCTATTATACTTTGTTAACTACGAGATGTGCTTCTGCGTTGTTAGAGATGGAGAGATACACATGCTAAATCAGTACATACTGGTTACCCCTATACTAGAATCAGAGGATAAGTACATGACTAAGTCTGGTATAATGATAAAACCAGAGGCTGAAAACATAGAACGCATAGGAAAAGTAGTAAAGACTAATGCTACCAGTGAAGATTACGGTGTTAGAGAGGGGGCTGTTGTTACCTTCCTTAACGATGCTGACTACGAGATGGAGATAGAAGGCAAGAAATACTGGGTTATGCGTAACAGAGAAATAGAATGTGAATTACCAAACTATGAAAAAGAACCTTTTGACATCGAAGTCTGCTAACCAAGCAGCAGTAGAGAGACTTGTTAATGCTGGCAGAAAGGCTTTTGACCTATTGTTAGAAGAGGTAGAGAAGCCTATAGACCCAGACCTACGTGACGACCAGGCTAGAAATGCTATGAAGTCTAAGAAGGAATGCTTTATGGATGCCAAAGATATACAAGCAGAGGTGCAGAGACTAGAGGCTGCTCTGGCAGGAGAGGAGATTCCTGACGACACGGTAGATGAAGAGGCTACATTCAAGGGTGGCTTTGCAGAAAAGTTCGCTAAACTTAAAAGTAAGAAATAAAAAAAAGGGGCTCACGCCCCTTTCTCTTTACAATATAATTAATAATTATGATACTACGTGGTCTTCCATTGTTGCAGCCACAGCAGTAGTAATGTTTTCATCAAGAGCCAATATAGTTGCTGGCTTACCAGAGCTCTTAAGAAGAAGCTGTGCTTTACCAGAAGCGTTATCAAATCCAGAAGAAATATTCTTACATCTAACTAATCCAGATAAAGAAGTATCAGGGAAAGCTACAATGTTACCATTAACATTTAAAGAAGCTAAATCAGAAACTGCTGTTATCGCACCCATGTGTTGGATGAAAGATGTTGCAAGACCGTCTAAAGATGTTTCAATCTGTAGGTAGTCAACAAATCCAGAATCTAATCCTGCAAAGTTATTGTTAGAGGTGTCATAAAAAGTAGCCCAGTCATCAGCAGAAGCGCCACCATCAATATTACCTTCATAAGTCAATATAACTCTATCTAGGTTTATCATAAGGTTTACTTCAGAAATAGTATCAGCATCATAAGCAATACCATTTTTCTTGTTAACTTCTACAGCTCTTAACTGATTAGACTTAGCAGATAAACCAAAACCATCAGCAACATTAACACAAGGCTCAACAGTTACAACTTTGATTGGAACTCCACCATATGCTGGGTCAGCATAAATAAGTTCACCTTGAACACGATAAGACTCTAAAGCTAATCCAGATTCTGTGTTTTGCACTGTAGCAGTAGTTCCAGCCTCATCTGTTTGCATTGTAGGATTGTTTCCACTGTTAATGTCTTTAACTTTAAAGATTGTACCAGCTACTAAGTCTGAACTTAAAACATCCATAGTTCCTACTCCATCTCCAACATTACCAACACGAACATATTCTCCTGCTGTAAGTCCAGTTTGTCCGCTAAATGTAAAAGTGTTTGAAGCGCCTGCACCCCCTGTTAACGTTACACTCATCAGAGTTTCTACATTTGTTCCGTAAATAATATGCTCGGAACTTAATAGCATTGTTTTTGCGTCAGCTAGCGTAGTGCCATATGTGTCACCGCCCCAACTTAGAACGCTTACTTTTATAAGATTTGCCATAATAAATAAATAATTAATTAATAAAAAGCAAAGATAAGACATCCTGTTGCAACATACAATTAATCTTTGTATTTTTGCATACTAGTAGAATTTAATTTATGCAAAACAAACCAATCGTTATAAAGGATGGTGACGAAGGAGAGGTTTTAAAAATATCTGATTTAGATATTCGCATTCCTAAGCAACCACCACTGGAAGAGATACTGTTTAGTGACCTTCCAAGTAACGAGCAAAAGTGGAGTAGAACAGAGTTTCCTGAAGAGTGGGAGGCAATGTCTGTTTCAGAAAGAGAGGTTTTTGCTTCTCAAGAGTTTGATAGAAGACTCAATGGTTTGTGGTTTATGAATAACGGTGTTCCAACTTATATTACAGGGGTACACTATTACTACATAAACTGGTGCAAGATAGATGTCGGCTATCCTGATTATAGGGATAGAGACAGAAGGTTCTTTACATTTTGGGAAGCATGCGTAAAAGACCCCAAGTCTTACGGTATGGTTATGGTAAAACATAGACGAGAAGGTGCGTCTTGGAAAGGAGCAGCTATGGCTTTGTATTACATAACTCAAAACTTTAATGCTCACGGAGGATTGTTGTCAAAAACTGGTAAGGATGCTAAGGATTTATTTGAAAAGGTTGTATATCTTTTTAGAGGAATGCCTGAGTTCTTTCAACCAATCATTGACGGTACAGATAATCCAAAGTCAACTTTAAGTTTTAGAAAGCCTGGGGAAAGAATTACCAAAAATAACAAGAAGGTTTCTAAGTCTGAAGCTTTAGATTCTAAGATTGATTTTAGAAATACAAGAGACAACTCTTATGATTCTACTAAGCTAAAGTTCTTCATGTCTGATGAAGCTGGTAAATGGAAAGAAGCTAGTTTAAAAAAGAACTGGCAGATTGTAAGACCTTGCTTAACGCAAGGAATAAACATTTACGGAAAATGCTTTATGCCATCTACTGTTAATGAGATGACAGAAGGTGGTGACGAGTTAAAAGATGTTTGGGTTGATTCTGATATTAAAAATAAAGATGCTAATGGGTATACTCTATCTGGCTTATATAGATACTTTACTCCAGTATATGACGGGTACGAAGGATTTATAGATGAGTATGGCAACTCTGTTATTGAGACACCTGAATCTTCAGTTAAATCTGTGGAGGGACATATGATAGATATGGGTTCAAAACAATATTTTGAAAACAGGAGAGAGGCTATAACAGATACTGCAAAACTTTCAGAGGAAAAAAGACAATATCCTTTTAGCTCTGAAGAAGCGTTTAGAAAAGAAGGTAATACTAGTATATTTGATTTAGAAAAGATATATCAACAACTAGATTACTTAGAAGATTACGGAGAACGTTTAGTTACAAAGGGAAATTTTATATGGGCAAATGGAGTTCAGGATTCTGAGGTAACATTTAAACCAGATAAGACTGGCAAGTTTATGATAAGTTGGACTCCTTCAGTAGACGACCAAAATTTATATTACGATAAACTAAACACTCCAGGTAATAAAGAAACAATAGTTGCAGGGTGTGACCCTGTAGACCACGATACAACGACTGATGGCAGACGCTCTGATGCTGCTGCTTATGTCTTTAAAAAATTTGGAATGGATTCTGAGCACGCTCACTCTTTTGTTTGTGAGTATTTAGCCAGACCTCCTAAAGTAAAAATCTTTTACGAAGACATGGTTATGATGTGTAAGTTTTATGGTTGTGAAATATTAGTTGAGAATAATAAGATAGGACTAATAAACCATTTTAAAGAGAGAGGTTACGAAGCATACTTAATGCACAGACCTGAAAGCACACATACCAAGTTTAGTAGAAAGCAAAAAGAATACGGTGTTCCCACAACAGGAAAGGTTGTGATAAACGCAATATCAGATTCTGTTCAAGCGTACATCTATGATTTCGTAGGGTATACTGAAGATGGAGATATAGGAGTTTGTTACTTCGATAGACTGTTGAAAGACTGGTCTCAATACGAGCCAGAGAACAGAACGAAATATGACAGCACGATTGCTAGTGGATTAGCTTTAATAGCAGCTAACAAGAATGCTAAAAGAAAAGAAATAGAAAAGAAAGTGTCACAGCCTTTTGTTAGAAGGTATGATAACTCTGGTAATATGTCAAAACTAATTAGTTAAAATGTCTAAAAAACAAGGTATCTATGCTGGCTATCCAAATCCTTTAGCCACACCAGAAGAGAAGATGAATCCAGAGTATGGATTGCAATACTTCAGAAAAATGTATGCAGACTTTTCTGGAGAAGATGGAAGCCTTTACGGCTCTAGAAGAAGAAGATATATTGTCAACAGAGAGTACGCAGAGGGAATGCAGAATGTTGGCAAGTATAAAAAGCTTTTAGGAAATAATGGAGACTTATCTTATTTATCTTTAGACTGGTCTATCGTACCAGTAATACCAAAATTTGTTGATGTAATTGTTGGTGGTTTAACAAATCAAGATTACGAAATAAAATGTACTGGTATAGATAAGGTTGCGCAAGACGCTAAGATTCAAGAAGAAATGAGACTGTCAGCTAAGATGATGCTTCAAGACTTTACCAAGGACTTGGAGGTTATGACTGATATTCCTCTTGGTGGTGATGAAAAACTTCCTACTGACTCTGAAGAGTTGGAGCTACATATGCAGCTTAACTATAAGCAAGCTGTAGAAATAGCTATGGAAGAAGGTATTGACTTATGCTTCTCAATAAACAATTGGAAAGAAATATCTAAAAGAGTTATGAGAGACCTAACCGTTGTTGGGTTTGGAGCTACCAAAACTTACAGCGATAAGGATGGTGTTCATGTTAGATATGTAGACCCAGCTAATCTTGTTATATCACATTCCAACGACCCAGACTTTAGAGATATGTCTCATGCTGGAGAGGTTAAGTATTATACGATTCACGACATCAGAAAGATGGCTGGTAATCAATTTACGGAGGATGAGTACATAGAAATGGCTACGGTTTCTGCTGGAAAGTATGACAACCCAATAGATGTCCCAACTCAAAAAACATATTACAAAGGATACGAAATGTATCAGTATGATAGCTTTAGAGTTGCTGTGTTAGATGGTGAGTTTAAAACAGTTGATAATATAAGACATGAGAAAAAATATAACGCACACGGCAATTATACTTTAAATAAAAGAGACTCTAAATACAAGCTACCTAAGAAATCTAGATACAAAAGAGAGATGCTAGACAATCCTGTGGAGATGATTTACAAGGGTAAGTATATTATTGGAACTGAGTTTATATTTGATTATGGTAGAGCTGATAATATTATAAGACCTAAATCTAACAAGAGTAAGGTTAGAATGTCTTATGCTGTTTACATGCCAAACCAAATAAACTTAAACAACAAATCTCTTGTTGAAAGAATGATGCCTTCTGCTGACCAGATTCAGATAGCACATCTTAAAATACAACAACTAATTGCTAAGGCTAAACCAAAGGGAGCTGCTTTTGAAATAGGCTCTCTAGAAAACGTAATGCTTGGAGATGGTGGTGAGTTTACTCCACTAGATGTTCAAGATGTTTACGAAGCTACTGGTAATATTTATTACCGCATGCAGCAGGAAGATGGCAGCATGGGTAACCCAAATCCTATACAGGAACTATCTGGTGGTATTGGTGGGGCTCTTAATGAGTTGATGGCTATTGTTAATTATAACATGCAGCAAATTAGAACGGTAACTGGTGTTAACGAAACTAGAGAAGGTGCTGCCCCAGATAAGGAGGCTTTGGTTGGTGTTCA